CAGACAACTCTTTCATCTCGGCAGGCGTGGCGCGTGACACCGCGCCTACACCTGACATTGCGGCCTCAAAGTCCGCCGCTGTTGATACACAGGGCGCAAGAGCAGCGAAGAGAACTCCTGCCACCAGCGCAATCGGCAACAGAGACTTGGCAAGCGCAAGAGCGCCGCTACTCAGTGAAGCGGCGGCTTTGTTGGTGACATTCATCTGCCCGACGATGCCTCGTAACGGGGCGGTGATTATGTCAACAAGCGACATTGAAGCTACAACGCTGAAAATCTCCATGCGGCCAGATTAGCCGCTTGGAGATTTTCATTCAGAACACGGTGCAAGCTGTGCTTGCTATTTACGGGTGTTGCTCAGTTGGTGAAAACGCCTCTCCAGCCAAGCCGCGCTAGCCGCCTGCATGGCGAACTGTTCGGGGAGAGGGGACGGCTTTTCGCGGAGCCACTGTTTGATGAGCAGTGAATATTGCGTCATGCCGTCCCCTTCTATGGTTTGGAGATTGCGCTGGATTAGTTTCCCAGATCACCGAAACCGCAGGAAGCCATGAGACCACCGCCAAAAGTGGAGGCGAGGCCGGGGTACTTCTGAAGATGGGTCTTGAGAGACTCTTTCTCATCGGGCTTGACCGTTTCGATGAGAAGGTTGCGGAACGCCTGTCCAGCGTTCTTCAGCACGGTTTTCTGCGTGCGGTTGACCTGAGGAGTCGAAGGGCGCTTGAAGTGGAATTTGACCGTTACGTCTTCTTCTTCAAACCGGTCGAAGAACTCGTGCTTCAGCTCAACATATTCCTTGTCCGGGTTCTGGGTGTCGTTTCTGTCTGCCATGGTATGGTTTCCTCTTTTCTCAGGTTATGTGGTCCGGTTTACAGACCCGGGGTGCCGCCCCACTTGATGGGGTCGATGATCTTCAAGTCATACTTGAGAGCACCTGCGTTATCGTCGTCCTGGCTTGCGCCGGTGTCCTGTTTGGTGATCTTCACCTTCGGAAGTATGTCCGTAATGGTGGGCATACCCTCGTCGCCGTAGCTGACGACGATCTGGAACGGTTCACCTTTGTACACCGAGCCGCCGAGATTCTCACGAAGCGCCTCGGCTTCATCGCGGTCAAGTTCGATACTGCCGGACGCTTTGTAGTTTTTGCGGCCATAGCCGCGAGGCTTGCTGCCCTTGCCATAGCGCAACTCAATGTCACGCTCGTCGCTGTAATTGATAGTTGTGATACCTACCGCGACGCCATTGGGCAGTTGCACCTCAACACTTTCCCAGTCGTAAAGCTGGTCGTTTACGGCCATTACGCAACCTCCTTGATTCGCGGGTCGAATTTGGACCCGGCATAGGTGTAGTTGGTGAACAGTTTGATCTTGCGGATGATGGGGATACCGATCAATTCCTGCTCGACGGCAACACCGTTGTTGGCGATATCCTGCCCCGGAGGAATGGTGATGATGTAGGCGACCAACTCTTTGGGCTTGGCCTTGGTCATGGTGTCCAGGGCATTTTCAATGCTTCCCTTCAGGAAGCCGAGTCCGGACTCCTGACCTTCCGCAGCCGGATCACCAGCTTCGTCATACAGGCCCTTGAGGGCGGCGATGCGGGCAAGGCGGACGGCCTTGAATACCGTGCGCACGACTTCCTCATACTGGTAATCGCTGGTCGGTTCAGCGAGAGTACGAGAGTCGCCCCAATAGCACCCGGACATCCCGGCGTAACCTTTGGCGGAGACAGCACCGGCTTTTTCCAGATGCTCATGCACTTCGTTATCGATCCAACCATCCGGTAACGTTCCCTGACTGATCGGGCCGTCTTGGGTACGCCCTGTTGCACGGTGAACGGGAATGGACAAAACGCGACCGACTTGCAGACCGCCCCAGTTGCGGAGCTTGCGAAGTCCCGTTGCATCAGAGACCTCGCCAAAAGCGACGATGCTTTGGACGAACCGGTGTGAGTATTTCGCCCTTTCGGCTTTCCACGCTGCCACCCAGTCGTTGAGGTCTTCGCCATCATAGGGAAGCCGGAATTCGGTCTTGATGTATGTGGGGCGGTGTGCGTTCCACAGTTCGTCGACCTTTGCTCCACACGCGGCCCAATCAACCGAGTCGCTGGGGCCGACGATGTAGATGAATTCCGGGTCGTACAGAGCGATGGGCTTTTTGAGCGCGGTCATGACAGCCGAAATGGAGGGCACCGGGGCATTCAGCCGACAACGGTACTCGGTGCCGAGGTGCATGTCTTCTTCCGGGATGGTGATGGTGACACCAACGGAGTCAACCGAGATCGAGCCATCAACCGGAATGGTGCGAATGGAGCCCCAGTTATCGCCTCCGTCCTGGGAGACTTGATATGTGCCGACATTGCGGCCACCAACACCGGTGATGCGCATAACCAACTCGGCAGCGGCCTTTACTGTGCCCGCCACAGTGACGGCAACCGGGCCGATGGGGCCGCGCACGGTGACCTCGTACTTATCGTCCTTCTCGTGAGCTCCGGCAGCAAGAGTGAGGACCGCGCCGGAACCTCCGAGGGTGATTTGCCCGTTGGCGGGGGTCGCCGTGGCGTTCTCCCAGTTTTCACCGCCATCAAGCGACAGCTTGTATGTCGCGGTGCCCAGTTGACCAGCCACAACGATTTGCACGACAGCGTTGACGTTATTACCCGCCACGCCGCTGGTAATAGCGTCCGGGCCGTTGCCGGTGTGCTTGACGTTACCGATGTAGCCACCGGGAAGGCCTTCGACCGGCACGGCGATAACCACGGGTTCCTGCCCGCCGGTTGCAAAGATATCGCGAAGCCGGTCGACGAGAGGACCGGAGCCGAGAATGTCCGGCAAGTTGCTCCGCTTGCCGAGAAGGTACGCCTTTCCGGTGTCGCCCTTGGAGCAAACGCCGACGACAAGCGCCGAACCGGAGACATCCCCCGGAGCGAGGCCGCTGGTTCCGTCAATGAGATATTCGATTACATCATTCATGGGTTCCCCCTAGAGAGCGCCGCCGCCCTGGGGGCGGGAGCGCAGACGATCCAACGCGATGTCGAACTCGTCTTTGGTGACCTGTTTGCCGTCGGCCCAGTTCATACCCTGACGAAGCGCGGCAACCTCCCATGCGGGAATACCTTTCTCTTCGGCCAGTGCTTCAACCGGAAAAATCGGCGGGGCCTCAGTCTTTTTCTTGCTCATTACTTGCCTCCCTGTACTTCTTGGGGGTTATGGTCACGCTCTTGATGAGCGGGATCTCGCTTTCGGTGGTGGTCATGCCAGTGAAAGTAATGTGGTAGGTCTTTGACCGTTTTTTGAAGACTTCCACGGCCTTTGTCGTAAAGCCGCCGTATTCGGCTTTCTCAACCGATACGGTGACCGCGTTGCCGAATTCGTCGGTCGTGCGCTTGGGAAGCGCGGCCACGAAGCGGCGGGAAAAATCTTTCAGCCAGCCCGCATCGTCGGACTTGAGAGCCACACGCACCGGCAGCTTGATGGAATGCCTCTTGCGGCTAAGTGTGCGGTGTGTTTTTTCTTTGCCTGGAGTTGGTCTCTTACGGAGTGGGTGTCCGCTGTGCGCGTACTGCTCGGCCAGATATGAAATTTCAATGCGCCTCTTGGGCAGCGTAATGCTGTCCGAATCTGGCTCCATCATGACGTCCTTTTCGGCCATGCCCACGGAGATGGCTGCGGTGGTGATGATATTGGTGGCCGTTTCCCTCATTTGGAGCCTCCCAAGATGCCGATCATATGATCTGCAAGAATCTCGCGGGCTTCATCAATGTCTTCTTCAGACATTCCAAGATAGGGCCGGGCTTCGATCTCAACGGCATGATCGCGTCCGGCCTCGCCACCGAGTTGGTGGATGCGGGCGTGAACCTTGTTGCTGCCCCATGCGAGATTCGCCGGACTTGCCTCGTATCCGATGGACCCCATCAAGCCACTCGCGCCCTGAACAACCAGCGTTTTACCGCCGTCCTTTTCGACTCGCTGCGAGGGCTTCCATGCACTCCCATCCGGGGCGGTTGACGTGTCAAAACGCTCCGCCGTGGAAGACACCATCGCCTCGCCGATCTCTTCCATGGCGGCTTGAGTGTGACCGGCCTTGGTGACTGCGGAGCCGACCATGCTGTCAAGGCCGCCCCAGTCCATCTTGAAACTCGCGCCACCCATTACCAACCCCGCATGTCGATTTTCGGCTTATTGGTCAGAACAATCATGTCTTCGGCGCGGGATTCTTCACCCAACTCCTTCAGACCAACGTTGAGCCTTGCCTCTCGTATGGCCTCCAAGTCTTTGACCGCCTGCTTGTATTGTGTCTGAAGTGGTATCCAGTCGTTGTTGTTGCCACCTTCACTGTTCATGAGGGATGTAATGCCACCAACCACACGATAGGAGACGATCACGGCAGCGATGCGCTTGATGGTGTCGGGCGTTTTTGTGAGCGGCAATTCGAAGCGGGAGCGAAGTGCATCGTCGATTTCGCCAGAGACGTTTCGAATGGTCTTTTCGACGATTCCCTCCGTCTGCTCTTCGGCGGCGGTCAGGTATGCCTCAAGCACGTAGTCCTTCAAATCGGCGCGTTCGCAATACACAGGTGCCTCTCTTTCGTGTTTTGGACTAGTTTTGTACTAGTTCGAATGGTTCCACTCGTATGTCGCGCCCTGCCGAGGAGTAA